TGATGGAAGACTACAAGACCTACAGTGATATCACTGTCCAACAGCGTCTCGAGCAGATCTCTGTTGGTGGCAGGAATCTGGTTGTTCGAACAGCAGATCAGCTTCCTGTAAACAAGACGGTCTTGTTGCAGCCAACCGATGATGTGGTCGATGTCATCGTTGGTCAGTCTCCAGTCACTGTTCCTTGGACTTCCCTCGATGGTTTCGTGCTATACTGGATGGTGATGGCAATCATCATCCCACGAGTCAAGCATGACTACGATGGCAACAGTGGAATCGTAGTCGGTTATCCGACATAAGAACGAGAAGGAAAGGACGATGTCTGCTACTTACGATGCTACTCTTTCAACGGATCGAGACTGGGTCCGTTTATTGATTGGCGATCGTGACACAGCTCGTCCTTTCTTACAAGATGAAGAAATCACTGCTTTACTTAAAGAGGAGGCTAATAAATACCTTGCGGCAGCTCGAGGAGCAGAATTAGTAATCGCTAAAGGTCATGGAGTAATTCAGAAAGCCGTGGACGATTTGAAGCTTCATTGGTCTGATAGTAAAGATTCTGCTTATCGGGCTTATATCAAGACTTTGCGAGAAAAAGGAGCTCTTTCTACTTACGGGAAAGCCCCATTCTTTCGAGTTCTATCGTGACAGCTTTCATTGACGAACTTTCGGATTTATTTCCGGATCATGTGACGGTTCGGACGATGTCAGCACCAGACGAATATGGTGCAAGGACTTTAATTTCTTCAGTTTCTCTTCCTGCACGAGTTTTGGGCCGTATCATTATTGCAAAAGATCAAGCTGGCGAAGAGCACGTGAGTTCTGTGCAAGCCATTTTTCCCGGTGTATACGGATTAACAACTGATATGGAATATATACTTCCTGTTCGTTTTGTCCCTCGAGATCCAATGGCATTAAGTGTTGGACATGCGACAGATGAAGATGGGCCAAGTCATGAGCGTGTTCTTTTTTACTGGAAACAATCAGGGAAATAATGGAATCTGGTGCTAAGCTTCGTGGTCATATAGAATTTGCTCGCAAGATCCAAAATATTGCGAGGAAATTCCCGATACAGGTGGGAAATGCTCTTTTCGAGGAATTGGATACAGTAGAAAAACCTGAAAGTATGGTGCGAACTCCAGTTCTGACTGGTGCTCTTCGTGATTCGCATGAAACAAAAGGTCCAGTGATCCGTATGAATTCTATCACATGCTGGATTCAAGTTGGTGGTGGATCCGTTGACTATGCTGTGAAGGTTCATGAAGATCTTGAAGCATTTCATCGGATTGGACAAGCCAAGTTTTTGGAATCTACATTGCGAGAAGCTGTACCTTTTATCCTTCGACGAGTTCGAAGCCATTTGAATTTTGGTTAAGAATAATGCCTCTTGTTGAAGATATTGTAACTCTTCTAACTGCTGCTAGTCTTGGCATCATTAAAGTAGATCTGTTCTATTCATCACGTGCAATTCTACCAGATGGAGATGGTCCATATACAACATTGATTGAGACTGCAGGTCTAATTGATGAGTGGATTCAAAACGATGTAACAAGACCTGCCTTTGAACATGGTGGTGCTCAACTAGTGACAAGAGCAGCTCATTATATCGATGCAAGAAATAAAGCTCTTGCTATCTATGCTGAGATTAATAAAGTTCATAATCAGTATATTGGAACGACATGGTATCGCAGAATTCATCCATTACAGAGACCTTTTGATGCTGGACCACCAGATGAGCATAATCGTGCTTTGATCAAATTTAATGTTCTTGGTGAGAGAAGTCCCTACGTATGAAACGATTACTTTGGATCGGTGATGCTGGTTGTGATAGTGGATTTGCGCGTGTTACACATCAAATCCTGGCATATCTACGACTAGACTGGGAGATTTCAGTCCTTGGTGTCAACTATCGTGGTGATCCACATTCTTATCCGTATGACTTATATCCTGCCATTGTCTTTGGTTGCAGAGATTTTTTTGGAGTTAGTCGTCTACCAGAGCTTTTACCACGTATTAATCCAGACTTGATTTTTATACAGAATGATCCTTGGAATTTTGAAAGATACACGTCAGTAATTCGTCAGATATCTTCTGAAGTGCCGATTGTTGGTATGGTCGCTATTGATGGAAAGAATTGCCTCGGATCAGCAATGAATGATCTTGCACTGACTATTTTTTGGACGAAATTTGGTCAATGTGAAGCATTAAAAAGTGGATTTGAAGGAAATTCTGTAGTTATCCCACTTGGCATTGATCTAGATACCTATTCTCCAGGAGATCGTCGTAAAGCACGTGAAAATCTTGGTCTTCCTGCAGAATTTTCAGATGTGTATATTGTTGGTAGTGTTGGTCGGAATCAGCCTCGTAAACGCATTGATTTAACTCTTGAATATTTTGCAGAATGGATCCGTAATTTTCAGATTGATAACGCATATCTTTATTTACATGTATCTCCAACTGGTGATGTTGGATACGATATTATTCAACTTTCTAAATACTATGGAATCAATAAACGCTTGATACGAGCTGATCCTGGTGTGTGGCAAGGCTCATCTGAACAAGAAATGGCAGATACTTACCGATCTTTCGATGTGCAAATTACGACAACGCATGGCGAAGGATGGGGCTTGACAACTATGGAAGGAATGGCCTGTGGTATCCCGCAGATTGTTCCTGATTGGTCAGCTCTTGGAGAATGGACTCAGAATGCAGTATGGAAGATTCCTTGTTATATCTGTAATCCACGATTTGGACCTTTTAATCCTATCGGTGGCACTCCAGATAAAGCTCTAACGATTGAAGCTCTGAACGCATTTTACTGTGATCGAGAATTAGGCCATGAATATTCTGCTTCTGGATTGTCACTCGTCCAACAAGATCAATTTCGATGGTCGACAATTGGGATGCAGATTCTTCAGGAACTACGTTCGGTTAGTGAACAAACGTCCATGGCGCAGGTCTAACATGGGAGGATCCGATGCCTTCAAGTAGTACTGGTCAAGTAAGTGCTGCCATTTCTGCTCATGGCACACTTATCTACCGCAACGGTACACAGATTGGTGAGCTACGCAATATCACTCCTCCACCAATCACGAGAAATAACATCGAAACCACATCGCAAAACTCGAGTGACGACAGCTATGTGGTTGGAATCCGACGAAAAGGAGAACTATCGTTCGAAATTGGCTTTTTGCCGAGTGGCGATTCAACCCATGATTCACTTGCCGGGCTTGTCAAGGCGTGGCATGATGGATCCAACGATCTGTATTTGCTGACTTTCCCAGATTCAGCATCGTGGCAATTCTCCGGTTACGTTTCGAGCATCGCACCAGATGCACCAGTTGATGGTGGTTTGGTCGCAAAAGTCGGAATTCGGCCGAGCGGCGGACACATCTTCCTGCCATAAGCAGAAAGTGAGTGAGCGTATGAGCGACGACAATTCAAAGTCCTTCCTTTCTATCGACGAGATTGCTGCGATTGACGATGTCAAATACGCTGAGGTATCAGCGTGGGGTGGCATTGTTCGTCTTGGTTCTCTTAGCGCATTTGACATGTTGGAATTCGTTGAATCTAACGAAGGACCAGCACGAAAAACAGCAGGTGTCCGTCTTATTGTCAAGAGCATCGTTGATAAAGACGGAAATCGAATCGGTGAACCAAAACACGCAGCAGTCTTTCAGAAGAAAGACGCATCGACCATTGCCATGCTTGTGAACAAGATCATGGAGCTCAATGGTTTGAAACCAGGTGAAACAAAAAACGAATCAAGCGAAGTGGCTACCGTCGCTTCGCCTACCGTCTTGCACTAAATCTTGGTCGCATCAATGTTCGAGAGATGCTTCAGGAAATTTCATGGGATGAATTCTTGGAGTGGATCGAATATGCATCTTTGGAACCGTTTGACGAAACTCGTGCGGATTATCGTGCTGCCTCGATTTGTGCGTTGATAGCAAATGTAAATCGGGATCGACGATCTCGTCCATCTCCGTTTCAAGTTTCTGATTTCTTATTACTTTTTGGAGAAGATGAAAAACCACGGGAACAGCGACAAACGTGGCAACAACAAAAGATGCTAGGACAAATGATAGCAATCGCATTCAACGAATCCAATTAAATGGGCATTGACGTCGGCGATCTCACTGGATCCGTAACACTTGAAGACCAATTAAGCAGTGCGCTTGATAAGATAAAGGCTCGCCTTATTGCTGCTGGTGCAGATTGGGATTATATAAATAGTAAGGTCATTCAGGGTGGCGATGCAGTCTCGAAAAACGCCAATCTTCAAGCCCTCCTCCAAGCAGAACTCGCAAAATCCCAAGTAGCTGCTAAGAATTTCCAGGGAGCCATGAACGAGGCTGCTGTTGCCTCAATGCAAAATGCAAACATGGCGAAACAGCTGGAGCCAACTCTTCGAGAATTATCAGGTGAATACGCCGTTCAAAAGGATCGTGTTGAAGCTCTAAGTTCCTCAACGAAAATTCTTCGTGACGCATTTGTTGATACTTCA